TTCAGGAATTCTATAATTCCGATGATGAGGTTTTTATTGTGAATATGCCGCCTCGTCACGGCAAGTCACGAACAATAGGCTGCTTTGTTGAGTGGGTGCTTGGCAATAATCAATCTGAAAAGATTATGACAGGCTCATATAACGAAACGCTTTCAACAAACTTTTCAAAGAACGTAAGAAACACCATTGCTGAAGAAAAGGCAGACAGCGACAGAATTATTTATTCCGATATATTTCCTGATGTGAAAATCAAAAGAGGCGATGGTGCGATGAATATGTGGTCCTTAGAAAATGGGTATAACAATTATCTTGCAACCTCGCCGACAGGCACAGCAACCGGTTTTGGTGCTTCCATAATGATTATAGATGACTTAATCAAATCCTCTATGGAAGCGAACAACGCAGATGTGCTTGAAAAGCATTGGTCCTGGTTTACGGATACGATGCTCTCAAGACTTGAAGAAAAAGCAAAAATTATTATTGTAATGACAAGGTGGCACAGTCTTGACCTTGCAGGCAGAGCGTTAGAGCATTTCAAAGCAGCAGGCTCAAGGGTAAGGCACCTATCATATAAAGCGAAGCAGGATAACGGTGCTATGCTTTGCCCTGAAATTCTTTCCGAAAGGTCCTATGAAAACAAGATTAAAGCCATGGGTATTGATATAGCCTCAGCAAACTATCAGCAGGAGCCTATTGATATTAAGGGCAGGCTTTACAGCAGTTTTAAAACCTATGATAAGCTGCCTGTTGACAGCAACGGCAATTCTTTATTTACCGCTGTTAAAAATTATACAGATACGGCAGATACCGGCAGTGACTACCTGTGCAGCATAAATTACGGGGTTTATAACAAAGAGGCTTATGTGCTTAATGTTTTATATACTAAAGACGGTATGGAGATTACAGAGCCTGCAGTTGCCAAAATGCTTCATGATGATCACGTGAATATTGCAGATATAGAGAGCAACAACGGTGGCAGAGGCTTTGCAAGAAATGTTGAAAGAGAACTTCAAGATAGATTTCATTCAAATCATTGCAATATTAACTCATTTTATCAGTCTAAAAACAAGGAAGCAAGGATACTTTCCAACAGCACTTGGGTTATGAATCATATTTATTTTCCGTCAAACTGGAGAGACAGATTTCCTGAATACTATGATGTAATGGTTAAATATCAGAAAGAGGGCAAAAACAAACATGATGATGCACCCGATGCCACAACAGGCATTGCAGAAAAAATGAACAAGGATGAAACATTCAGTTTTAATTAGTTGTTTACATTTTTTTACAATTGTGATAATATTTCCTTGTGAGATTTTATTTAAAGGGGAATTATTTATGGATACACCTGTTGGAGAATCAACTGTTGGGGAATTAATGCCATATATAATTGTAATTGTAATTTTGCTTTTAATTATTGCTTTTTGTATTTTTATGGCTGTAAAAACAAGCAAAGCGAAAAAGGCAGGAAAGATTATGCAACAAAAAGCTGCTGAAGAACATCAGAAAAAAGTTATTGAACATCAAAATCATATGAGAGAAATCGGTGCAATAATGGAAGTTTTTGGCAGGCACACTTATGGCTTACCTGTTGCAGAAGATGCGGCTACAAACTGTTATTGGTGCAATGATAGAATTCTGTTTGAAACAAGCGGAACAAGCTATAATCTCAGCTTTGAAAAACTAACAGATATTGCTATAAAAACAGATAGTGAAATTCAAACTGCGATTTCTAAACAGGATCAATATGTTTCAAGTGCAGGCAGAGCTGTTGCAGGATATATGCTTCTTGGTCCTTTAGGTGCAGCAATAGGTGGCAGAGCAAGAAAGAAAACGGTTACGAACCAAACTACTATAAGCAAATCAGTAGAGCACTATTTGATTTTTACATATGTTGATAACAATGAGGTAAAATGTATTGCATTTGAAATTTTCAACACTAATAATGCCCAAAGATTTGTTGAAGAATTCCAAAAAATAAAGCCTGTACAAACACAGTCATTTGATTTGTAATTACAACAAAATATTAATTTTTAAAGAACTACTGTTTCGGTAGTTCTTTTTCTTTTGCAGAAAGGAGGAAAAGTATGTTTAATTTTTCAGATTTAACCTCGATATTAAATCATATTATCAAAAAAGGTGCTGAAAGCAGATTAACTGATTCACAGTTTATCGTTAAGGAAATCAGCAATTTTAAAAATTCGCAGAAAAGAGCAGATATGCTTACAGGAGAAAGATATTTCAAGGGTAAGCACGATATTCTTTTTCGTGAACGAACCGTCATAGGTGCAGACGGTGAACTTGAAAAAGTTGATAATCTGCCGAATAACAGAATTGTTGATAACAAATACAAAACAATGGTTATTCAGAAAAACAATTATCTGCTCGGGCAGCCTTTTTCAATTCATTGCGATAATAAGGCTTACGTTAAGCTGCTTAATTCGATGTTTTTCAATAAGAAATTCCACAGGCTTTTAAATGAGATAGGCAAGGATTTTCTGAATAATGGGATAGCGTGGCTTTTTGTTTATTATGATGAAAACGGCAATCTTGCATTTAAACGAATCAAGCCTTATGAACTTATTCCGTTGTGGTCTGATGCAGAGCATACCGTTTTAGATGGCGCAATTCATTTGTATAATGTGGTTTCTTATGAGGGAAAAAATGAAGAAAAAATCATTGAAAGAGTAGATGTGTTTGATGAAGCAGGCATAAGTTATTTTGAACTGAACGGAAGCACATTGACACCTGTTGAGCCTTATCATTCGGATTATTTCATTATAAGCAATAAAGAAACCGAACAAGGTTATAATTGGTCTAAAATCCCTCTTATTCCGTTTAAATATAACAGTGAAGAAATACCGCTTATTAAAATGGTTAAGTCCTTACAGGATGGCATAAATACGATTGAATCCAATTTCCAAAACTGTATGGAGGAGGATGTAAGAAACACCATACTTGTGCTTGTAAACTATGATGGTCAGAGTCTTGGCGAATTCAGAAAAAATCTTGCTTCATATGGGGCTGTTAAGGTTAAGACGGTTGACGGTGCTCAGGGTGATTTGAAAACGCTCCAGATTGAGGTTAATGCTGAAAATTATAAGGTTATTCTTGCTGAATTCAAAAAGGCCCTTATTGAAAACGCAATGGGCTATGATGCCAAAGATGACAGGCTTTCAGGCAATCCGAATGAAATGAATATTCAGAGTATGTATTCTGATATTGATTTGGATGCAAACGGCATTGAAACGCAGCTGCAGGCTTCATTTGAAGAACTTTTATGGTTTATCAATATGCACCTTTATAATATGGGCTATGGTGATTTTGAGAATGAACAGGTTGAATTTATTTTCAATAGGGATATGCTCATAAATGAAAGCTCTGTTATTGATAACTGTGCTAAGTCCGTTGGTATGATTTCTGATGAAACGATTGTTGCAAATCATCCTTGGATTGATGATCCTGTGCTAGAGCTTGAAAGACTTGAACAACAGAAGCAGAAGAATGCAGACTTATATGGTGGAGCATTCAATAATCAAACCAATGCTGAAGATGGTGGCGTAGAAGAATAATGAAATCATCAGATTATTGGAAGAAAAGATTTGAAGAGCTTGAAAATGCTTCAAATGCCTATGGAGTAGCAACCTATAAAAAAATAGAACCTGCATTTGAGCAGGCACAGCGGGAAATTCAAAAGGAGATAGAGGCTTGGTACGGCAGGCTTGCAAAAAACAATTCTGTTTCCATGCAGGAAGCAAGAAAGCTGCTGTCGGCAAATGAACTCAAATAGTTTCATTGGGATGTCAACGAATATATCAAATATGGAAAAGAAAATGCTATAAATCAGCAATGGATGAAGGAACTTGAAAATGCTTCTGCCAAATTCCATATCAGCAGGCTTGAAGCATTGAAAATCCGAACGCAGCAGGCGGCGGAAAAAGCATTTGGAAATGAGTTTGATTATGTTGATAAAATGGCAAGGAAGGTATATTCTGATACATATTATCATAGTATATTTGAAATGCAAAAAGGCTTTAATATCGGCTTTGAGATAGGGCAGATAGACGAACGAAAGCTGAGTAAGATTATTGCAAAGCCTTGGGCGGCAGACGGAAAGAATTTTTCAGACAGAATATGGCAGCAGAAAGCACAGCTTGTTGATGAACTGCATACACAGCTTACAAGAAACTGCCTGCTTGGCAAAGCACCTGATGATGCAATAAAGACTATATCAAATAAATTCGGTGTTTCAAAATCACAGGCTGGCAGACTTGTTATGACAGAGGAAGCCTATTTCCATTCCGAAGCACAAAGGGAAGCCTTTAAAGAACTTGATGTTGAGGAATTTGAGATTGTTGCAACATTGGATAGTAAAACGTCTGATATTTGCAGAGAAATGGACGGCAAGCATTTTCCAATGTCTGAATATGAACCGGGAAAAACCGCTCCGCCGTTTCATTGTTGGTGCAGGTCCGTTACTGTTCCGTATTTTGATGATGATTTCGGCGAAATCGGAGAGCGAGCTGCAAGGGATGAAAACGGCAAAACATACTATGTCCCTGCCGATATGAGTTATGGTGATTGGTATAAGAAATATGTTGCAAACAGGTCAAATAATGCTATAATAAAACCTACAGATGATAAAGAGGTTAGAGATGTGAATCATGTAGGGAAACTTGATAAAAACATATATAAATGTGTAACAGAGGATATTACAACAGATGAGGTTATAATAACTGATGAGCGTATTTCACATATAAAAGACCATCATCCAGGACATTTTGAAATTATAGAACCGTTTTTACAAACTGCAATCAATTCACCTGATTACATTTTAAAAGATTCAAATAATACAGGTCTTATTTTAAAACAGGTAACAGAAAATGATTTGCGGATTCAAATGGTATTGCGACTGCATACATCTGCTGATACAGCGGGATATAAAAATTCAATCATTTCCGCTTGGAAGATTAGTGAAAGTAGATGGAATAACTATATCAATAATAAAGAAATACTTTACAAATCGGAATAAATATACTATAATAAACATAGGATAAGAAAGGTTATTTGAGGTGGTAAATTTCGTTGCGACCACACGCCGATGGCATGACAAGGGGCAACCCTGAGAGATGCGAGAGATGCGACGCTCGCCAAATAACCGCCTAAAGCCACCTTAGTAATTAAGGTGGCTATCCTTTTTTGAATATGTTATTAAGCACTGTACTTGATGTATGGTGCTTTTGTTTTGCTCAAATTTAATAGTTGATTTAAGCACTTTGCAGTCGCCTGCATGGTGCTTTTTTCATATAAAAATTGACCTGAGCGGATGTCGAGAAAAGCCGCAAATTTCAAATTCCGGTGGTGAAAGAAACACCGAAAACAAACTGAAAGGATGAAGAAAAATGAAAAGAAAATTTTTAGAAGACATGGGATTGAGTAAGGAACAGGTTGATACTATTCTTGATGAAAACAGTCAGGATATAGGTAAGGCAAAAGCCGAATTTACTTCAGTTCAGACAGAGCTTCAGAACGCAAAAACGGAAATTGAGGGGCTGAATAATCAGCTTTCCGAAAGAGATACGCAGCTTTCGGAGCTTAAGAATTCAACAGGCGATGTTGAAGCATTAAAGCAGCAGATTTCCGAGTTGCAGACCGCCAACAAGACAAAAGAGGATGAGTATAAGGCAGAAATGAAGCAGCTTAAAATGGATATGGCCGTTGAAACTGCTCTTATCGGTGCAAAAGCCAAAAACATAAAGGCTGTTAAAGCACTTCTTAATCTTGAAGGGGCAGAACTTGCAGAAGACGGAACCATCAAAGGTCTTGCGGAACAGATTTTAAATCTATCAAAGGCTGATGATTCAAAGTTCCTGTTTGATTCTGCAAAAACAATTGTTAAGGGTGCAAAGATAGGCGAAGGCAGTGATGATATTATTGAAGGCGGCGACACTTCAAAAATGTCTTATTCACAGATGATTGCCTATCTTAAAGAAAATCCTGATGCCAAAATTTAATTAATGAAAGGAAGAAAGAAAAATGGCAAAATTTGATTCAAAATCATTCAATCCACAGGCATTCGGTGCTTATGTAGACAGAGTGCCTAACACAAAGAAAGCAGAGCTTGCAAAGAGCGGTGCAGTAGGCACAAATGAGCAGGCGAAGGATGCTTTAAGCTCACAGACAGGCTCGCTTTATGCAAGAATTCCGTATTTCGGAAGAATATCAGGCGAAACCTCACAGAATAATGACGGTGCGACTGATATTACATCCACAAACACAACAACCTATGAACAGGGCTTTATTACGGCAAGCCGTATGGATTCGTGGACAGAAAGAAGCTTCAGCAAAAACATTACTGCAGGTGTTGATTTTATGGATAATGTTGGTGAACAGATTGCAGACTATAAGTTTGATGTTAAGCAGGATATACTTCTTGCTATACTTAAGGGTATTTACGGTATGACTGTTACAGGCAATTCTGTTGCAGCAAAGGCTGCTAAAGAATTTATTGATAAGCATACCTATGACATCACAGAGAATGAGGGTGAAAGTGCAAATGTAGGCGCAGCAACTCTTAACAAGGCAATTCAGAAAGCCTGCGGAGATAACAAGTCTATCTTCAAACTTGCAATTATGCACAGTGAAGTTGCAACAAATCTTGAAAATCTTAAGCTTCTCAAATATCTTACATACACAGATGCAGATGGTATTACAAGGGACTTGGCAATCGGAACTTGGAACGGAAGAACAGTTCTTGTAGACGATGGTATGCCGACCGAGGATATTGATGCAGCCGAAGGACAGGAGGCTTACACAAAATATACAACCTATGTTCTTGGTGATGGTGCAATCGTTCTTGATGATATTGGTGATGCTGTGCCGTACGAAATGAGCAGAGATCCCAAAACAAACGGTGGTCAGGATACGCTTTATGTTCGTGACCGTTATATCTGCGGTGTAGACGGTATTTCATTTGAAAAGCCTGCAAGCATTACTGCTTCTGCTTCAAATGCAGACCTTGCTACAGGTACTAACTGGAATATTATCAATGACGGAAAAACAGCTATTCCTCACAAGGTTATTGCGATTACAAGAATTATCTCCAAAGGCTAATTAAGGCGGTGAAGCTGTATGATTGAAAAAGCTAAAGAACGCTTGCAGTCTTTCGGGTATGAATGGAAAAATGAGGATGAAGCAGTATTGGCTTTTTCTGTTCAGAAGGTTGAAAACACCATTAAAAATGACTGTAATGTAAGTAAAATCCCTAATGGACTTATAAATATTGCCATTGATATGGCAGTTGGTGAATTTCATCTGGTGAAGAAAACCTTTTCACCAGATGATATTGCAGGGCTTGATTTAAGTACCGCCGTTAAACAGATACAGGAGGGTGACACAAATGTTACCTTTGCAGCAGGCGAAGGAAGCCTTACGGCAGAGCAGAGATTGGAAAACCTTATCAATTATCTGCTTACCTATGGAAAAGGTGAATTTGTGCATTACAGGAGGCTTATATGGTGAATGCGATGGAAACTGCAAGAATAGCAGCCAAAAAGGCTATTGAAAGCACCTATGAGGGTATTTGCACAGTTGTTGAACACCGAAAAGTGCAGAAAGCAAATAAATCAATCGGATTTGAAGAGGTTGTTACTTTGGAAAATCAGCCCTGCAGATTATCCTATAAAACGATAACCAATGCAGGCGAAAATGATGTAGCTTCTTCTGTTTTCCAGATTATACAGGTGTTTCTCAATCCTGAAATTAATATCAAGGCTGGCTCAAAGCTGATTATTACGCAGAATGGTATAACAACCGAGTATAAATCAAGCGGTGAGCCTGCTTTTTATAACACACATCAGGAAATAATCCTTGAATTGTTTAAGGAGTGGGCATAATGGCAAGAATGGGTAAATTCTCCTGCTCTGATTTAAAGAAACTTCAAAAACAGCTTGAAAGTTTGGAAACTCAAAGAGATACACTTATGGAAGCATGTGCAAAGGAGCTTGCAGCAAGATTGCTTGCAAAGGTAAAAAAGCGAACGCCTGTTGGTGTTTATCCTGAAAATACAGGTAAAAAAGGCGGAACACTCCGCCGTGGATGGACGATTGGTGAAATTGAAAACATAAATGGTGTTTATAAGATTGAAATTACAAATCTAGTTGAATATAGTAGCTATGTTGAATTCGGGCACAGAACAGCAAATCACAAAGGTTGGGTTGAAGGAAAGTTTATGCTTACTATTTCAGAACAGGAACTTC